ATAGCAATCAATTTCTTGTATGTGCCGCTTGATGGATCAATTCCATTAATCTTAGAGTACTCAGCTTTCAAAGCGGCAATCTGAGATGGGCTAAACGATTCTTCAATGTCTTCTTTAACACTTAAAGATTTCTTTTGCTGTTGAAGTGCGGCACGTTCTTTTTCTTGCTTCAAACGTAGTTGAATCGACTTCAATGTCAATTGGGCACGTTTCTCAGATTGCTTTGTGTCTGCAACTTTTGTGCCTGAACCAACTTCGGCTTCTTGAATATTTTTGTCTGTCATTTGTATCTCCACTTTAATCTAAATCGCTTACGCTTTTGTCTGAACGCCACATTTGGCAAGACCAGTAGTTTGCTTTCCACTTTGGTCCAGGATTGTCGCAACCGTGTCTTGCACGATAACTTTTTAATCTCTCAGGATCGTCACGTTTGATTTCCATATTGGGATCACCAAAACGAACGACAACAACTTTACCATTTGGTCCCATAGTGTATACGCCAAACTTCTTCGGACCATCAGATGTTCTGAATGGATCATTTAACTTAACCGACTTACCCTGATAGTCTGCTTCGTTGACAACTTGTTCCCAATCAACTTCTTCTCCAATAGAATCTTTTTCACAGTCGCCGCAACAACTTTCTTGATGGGCTGCCGTCTGAATGTCTGTTGGTTGACCAGGAGTGTCTGCGGCATACTTTTGGCGCATCGCATCTGTACCCCACTCTAATGCTTCAGCGAATTTAGAAAACTCTTCATTCTTGCTTACTTTAGACGCCAAGTCTTTATCTGCTTTGCCCCAAGTGCCACTACCTTTTGTGATGAATGAATTGACTCTAGCAAATGCCCATTGTTGTGGTGTTGTTCCAGGACGATGGCCACCTTGCCAAGCCGCCATACCTCTGTCGTAGACTGCTTTGAGAATACTATAAGCAATCCCAGACTTTTCTGCTTTCTTTTTCAAGCCTTCGATTTCTTCTAAGATTGGCTTGAACTCTTCGTATGCATCACCAAACTCATCTGGTTGCATTTCACTTGCATACATATCCAATTCTGAACCAGAGAATTCACCATCGTCTTCTTCTTCGCCATCACCTTCTTCGTCATCTTGATAATCAAAGTTATCTTCAAATTCTAAGTAGTCACGGACTGTTGAAACGTAATCGGCAGCCTTAGTAATCTTAGATAGAACCCAAGCATCTGGTTCTTCGTCCATTTGATCCATCATGTCAAGCAAGTCTTCTGCGTCTTGAATTATGTTAGACACTTCAATTTGTGCCATTGAAAGACCATCAGTCTCTTCGTAATCATCGTACTCATCTTCTTCGCCCATGAGTTTCATACCAGTAACGTCTTGAATCATTTTCCAAGCGGCTGATTGATTCTTATCTGCAATAAGTTTCTTGAGTTTTTCTTTTTCTTGTGGTGTTGCAACTTGGAAGAACTTCATCATTTCCATTGCACCAATGTTGCCTTTGTATGCGGCTTCAGACATTGAACAATCTTTCATACCATGCTGTTCACACATTGTACCTTCTACGGTGTGATTACATTTTAGGTATGCTTCTTTTTGTAACTGTGTCTTTGTCATTCTAAACAATGCATCGCTTGAAGTTACCATATCAAGTAATGTAGTCAACAAATCATTTGTGACATTACGCTCTGATGGATTCAACATATCGCCAGACTTCAATTTCTCTACAGAACGTTTGATTACTGTAAGTGATTTTGTGTCTGCTAATCCCAAACGAACTAACTGATCTAGTCTAGAAATTTCTTTTCTGTCTTCTGGTGTCTTTACTGCTTCACCATACATCTGTTTAAATTTGAGTGTATGCTTTGATTGTGGCATACCTTTTTCTCTTGCTTCTTTATCTCCAGGCGCATCTTTGTATGCGCTCTTATCTGAATCCGATTTAGGTCCAGTTGTTGCGAAATGTGATGCTCTAGCATCTTTTGTATCTTTATCTAAGCCTTTGTAATATTTACTTGGCTGTGTTCCATCTTTCTTCGCAACATCTTTATCTTGCGGTAGAGTTGGCTTCTCAACAATGAATTCTGCAAAGATATGATTCAAATCTTCTTTTCGCATCATCATGTTTTGTTTACGTGCAATCTCTTTACTTCTAGCGGCTGGCACTAAACGTACTGCAAATTTTTTAATTGCTGGCAACATCTTCTGCAATCTAGTATCAATTGCAATTTTTTCTCCAGTACCTAAGTCTGCATAGTTCTTACCACCAGCAAGGCGTCCTCTGAAGAATTGATATGCCATTTTAGCGGCTCTTCGTTTTAATCTCTTAGGATCAGCAAAACGTTTTGCTTGTAATGCCCTTGCTCTTACTAAACGTTTTTGAATTCGTTTAAATTGTTGCGCTCTTTGTCTACGCTGTGAATATCCAAGAACCGCTTCGTCTTGTTGTTCTAGTTCTTCTTTCAAATTCATTCCCCTTTTAACTGCATCAAACAATGCTTTGGCATCCGAGTCAGATAATTTTGATGGCACACCTTGCTTAAAACTGTTGAAGTCGTTCGATGTAACGAAGCCACGCATTTTAGAACCTGACATACCAGAGACACCCTCTGCATCTGGATCACGTTCGCCTGCTGAAACAACTTCAATAGTTTTAAAAGTGAAATCTTTTCCATTGTACTTATTGAGTAGAGTCTTAAACTCTGGAATTCTATCGCTACCAACAACAACAATTAAATCATCATACTTGCCAGTAAGTTCTTTAGCAACTTCAATGATCGTTCTTGCAACAGAATTTTGAACCATTGGTCCAAATGCCTTCTTTGCAAACTTAACTTTAGTCTTAAAGTCTAGTGGATCTTTTTTTGGGTTTGTGCTGTGTGATAGATACAGTTTAGCATCGGCGTTACGCTTTTTTGCTTCTGCTTTGATTTTGTCGGCAAGTTTTTCGTGGCCGTTTGTCATTGGGTTCATGCGCCCAAATGAGACTACAACTTGCGATCTTGTTGCTTCTGTTAAAGAAGCCTTGAATGTTTTCATAGTTTTAGAGTTTTCCGTAGACTTATCTGTACAGGTTTGCCGTAGCCTAACTGTGTTATACTTTATTTATAATTACCTGATTTTAGTGCATTTGTACCATTAAAAATAGTTACCCAATGTATACATAAAGGTGTCCGGTTTCAGATTAAACCTTATTACCTCTGCCAACCTTTTATTACATCAGGTGAGAAGTTTGCGTAGCTGAATTGCATTCTGTCAACTAACTTGACTGCATTGCCTTTAATCTTATCAATTGCAACATATCCCTCAACACCAGTCACTTCGTAACCTTTCTTAGTCAACAAGAAAGTATTCAACGTTTTAACTTCATCCATCTTCTTAATTAGAATCAACTTTGCTTCTGCTAATAGATTCATCATTGTGAAAATGTCTTCTAAGTGTGCTTTGTTCTTTGGTGAGAAGAATCGGAGTACTTTACTCTTCTTCAGCATCTGAGTGGCACGACCACGTTCGCCTTTGCCCTCTGCTTGTTTCTCGTAGTAATCTTCTATGTATGTAATCAATTCTTTAACGTGCGCTTTGACGTTAGTAATTTTCAACTGTTGACGTACTTTTGAATTGTTGAAAGTCTTAATGCGTTCAATCAAGTCTTCATCTGTATTGATATAGTTTAATGTAGGTGCATCTAGCTTTTGAAATATCTTTCCAGCTTCAGATAGAATTGCTGTCACTTGATCGGTTTCTGCTTGCGTCAATGTAGCTTTACCCGACACATCGTGATAGACTGCGCTTGTCATCCAAACGTTTGGAGTCTTTGTGAGTGTGCTGAGAATGTCTTTACCAAAGACTGCTGACATTGTTTCAAATGTATCGCCTTCGTAAATTGTATGCCAGACAATACCTATCTTTGCTTTCTGTATCTCTTTAGCAAGTTCAGTTCCTGTTGGTACTGCATAGACTAGGGTATTTGGGTGAAACGTGACATATGATTCACCTTCGATTGTTTCTGTCTTTAAGTCTGCTTGTGTGAATAGCAAGTCGCCTTGAATCACGCCTTTGATATTGATCTTAGGCAAATACATCAAACATGCTTTGAGTTTGTCTGCTAAGTCACCAGAAGTGTCTGCATCAATCTCTGCTGGAGTTTTGTATACTTTGGGATTTTTATTGAAGACGCCTTTTTTCGCAACAAAGAATTTGCCGTCTGTTGGGTCTTGTCCTGCAAAGACTGCTGGCGCACCATCCCATTTGACAGAAATGTCAACTTTGCTTTTGGAGTGTCCAGCAAGCATGTCACGCACCGCTCTGAGTGCATTTATGCTATCTCTAGTACCTTCAACACCACCATTGAGAACATCGTCTTCCGCATGTTCCATGTGAGTGTTTTTCTTTTCAATAAGATATTCTTTAAATTTAAACATGATAGGTCTGTCGTTGCAATAGACCTATTTATAATTACCTTCGCATTAACGCTTGATCTTTTGCGTCATCATCGGAGAAAATAGGTACTGCATTGCTTTTGTGTAGTGTGCCGATACCAATCATTTTGTCGCCAGTATAAACTTTGCCGTGAATTGGCTTAGTGCAATTGTCACCAAATGTTGTTAAACTGGGATGACGTACAGTCTCACGCACGTATGCTTTTGGAGGCTGATATGCTTCCACTTCTTTAGGTTTTTTAAAACCTTTAGAGAATGAAGTTGTCGGCAAGGAATCTTTCCACTTTTGATATTCCTCTATCTTCTTTGCAGGAACTTTTTTCTTTTTTGATTTTTGATATGTGTATATTAGCATCAGTTTCAATCAATGTGTTTACAAAGTCTAACAATAATTTATGGTTTCGTTCTTCGTGCCAGTATTCCGATAAGTATGCTCTAGGCTTCTCATACCAATACTTCTGACTCTCGGGATGGCAACCAATCACACCTACTCTATTTTGAATGATTGCCATAGCGTCACCATTCGCATAAGTAGATACTATTTTAGCATGTTCTAGATTGCCTGTCAATGCACATCCATCGTAAAAAAACATAGTCTCAGGTTTGCCATTCCAAGTAACATTGGCTACGGTAGAATAAGACCTACGAATGTCTGCCGTATTTTGTTTAATATACTGAACAGGTTCGATATCATCTAGTATATCAAAATACTCACTTCCCGCCCAATAAGCGCCCATGCATATTCCAAGATAATATCCTTTAGATTCAACAAATTCTGCTATCATATTAGCACGTTTACGTCTAAAGAATTTATCATAAGAACTAACATCACCTATACCACCAGGAAATGCAACAATATCTGTATTATTTAAAACTGTAAGTAAATCACTATCAACATTGAACAAATTAACTTCGTAATTTGGCGATAACGCTTTAATCATCCCATCACAACAATCTGTAGAACACTCTGGATGATTAACAAACAATGATATAGATTTCACTCTACGCCATTCTGTCTACATTCTGTCCAGGACGATTCATTCTACGATTCATTTCAATACGTGCTTGTTCACTAACTTCACGTATTTGTTTTGCTCTTCGTTCTTCCAAACGCAAATCTTCTTGTCTACGTTCGACATGTCGAATTTGCATTCGTTCGTATATTTGATTATTGTATTCTGTGATTGAATTTACTCTCATTTTAACACCAAGAATGCTAACATAATACTTTGCAAGAAAAACCCAATGCCATTTGATAGCATATAAAGTTTATCTTTCATAATTGCTGAACGAATAAAGAATAGCAGTAAACCACTCCAGATTAGTATGACCATACTTAATGGAGGCAATACTGTAGGTTCACCTTTAATTGCTAGATACGTTACTGGTACTGTAGAACCATGAATTAGAATTAATCCAATCCACCCGCAAATCTCACCAAACTGACGTACAATCCAGTTGTACCATTCTGTAACTTTAATCATTTCAAATTTCTTTCTTAAGTAGTTTAAGGGTTGGCTTAAACTTTTGATAGAGTCCAACTTCACGTCCATATGCTTCAATCTCCCATAATGATTCCCAATATTCGTCACCTTGATATTGTTCTCGCTGAAACGTTACCAAGTTTCCTCTTTCATGGAATTTTAATTCACCTTTTGCGTATTGCTTTACGTGAACCATTTCGTGTGCAAGACATTGTAAAACACGCTTGCCAAGTTTATTCCATTCTAGATTAATTACAAATTGTTTTTTGTTTCCCAATTCATCATCTTTGGGAAATGCTTCACCGAGTATTCGGTTCTTTATGTAAAAATCTTTTATGATGTTTACGTTAATTTCTAATGTATTCGACAACCTATCATTCATCAAACGGCTAGCATAAAAATGCGTAGCCATCTTTAAAATCTTTCTCTCTTTTGGTGTCAAGGTTACCCCTTTTGCCCTGAGAATGAGTTTCATCTTTGATTTCCTTTCCTAGCATATCTATTGTAATGCAGTTACGGCATCTTGTCAAGGGATATTTAGGGAAAGGGGTATATTTCACAATGTGAAATTAAACCTTTAGATTACCAAAATCTCGGTTTTTCTGCATTCGTTTGCCGAAACCAGACTTATCGAATACGGGTTTATCGTCTTCAATTTGCCCACTATCGGAAATGTTAGTCTGTGCTGACTCTTCTGCATCATACAGTTTCATTTTCGCTCTGTCAACACCAATCACAAAACGCTTGTTTGTCGTTGGGTCGCTGTATCGATTCTTTAACTGCTTGACCATAATCTGATTCAAGTCTGCAAGTTCTTCGGTTGAAATCAAAGCAAACATCAAGTCTGCTGTAGCTGGTAGACCAAACGATTCTGAAGTATCTTCAAGTCCAACGTCTGAGTTTGTGTAGCCACTTCTCGTTGTTTGTGTAGCTGATACGATTGGAAGTTTATGTTCAACTGCAAGCCCACGCAACTCTTCTGCAATTGCTTTAATGTATGTGTAAGAATTGATCGATGCGCCCATCTTCATACGTGCGGAAGAACAGATGTTGAGATAGTCAATGTAAATGATATCAGGAATGAATTGACGTTTCAATTTCAACTCATTCAACAAATGTGAGAAGTGATTTACGTTTGCACTAGCGGTTGGATATTCTTTGATGATTAGTTTACCTTTAGTCTTCTCACGTAGAGATTCGACTTTCTTCAAGTATGCTTCTTTAGGCATACCAATCAATCTATCCAATTCAACGTTCATCAGGTTAGCATCGATACGTTCTGCAATACGTTCTTCAGCCATTTCCATTGTGATATAGAGAACGTTCTTACCCATTGTCAGATTGGCTGCGGCACAATGACACATGAACAAAGACTTACCAACACCAGTACCAGCAAGAACAATGTTCAAAGATTTTTCTGCAAGCCCACCCTTAGTGATTCGATTCAAGTAGTCGAGATCGAATGGGATTCGTTTTTCAACTTTATGATAGAAGTCATATCGTGTTTCTGCGTCATCAATAAAATCGTGACCAACGTGATTATCAAAAGAAACTGAAAGCGCATCTGCTAGAATTTTTGGGATTGAACCTTTATCAAGTTTTTCTGTATTGTTCTTACTCTTGTCATCAAGAATCTGAATGCTTTGCATGATGCCATTGTAGATTGCTTTCTCTTGACAGAAATCTTCTGTAGCATCAATCAACCATTTAGTGTCAGACACCTCAGGGTCGATTGTGATTTGTTTGACTA